GTCTGGGACCGCCACCGTGGCGTGCTCTCCGACAAGGTGCTGGACCCAATCAAAAACGACGTGATCCTGATCGCCATCGCCGAAGGCGAGATCCCCGCCCCGCCCGCAAAAGCTGGCGAGACCGAGGTGCAAGCCCTCCGCCGCGCTCTTCGTGGTGAGTGGCGCTGGCCTGCTCGGATGTCGATTGACGTGGGCCGCGAGTCCACCGCCAACCTCAACGAAAACCGCCAGGGCATTAAATCCGGCCAGCAGATCGCTGCCGAGAATGGATACGATTACGAGGATACGCTTGAGCAGCTCGCCATCGAGGCCGCAAAAGTCTCGGAGCTCGCCGCCCGCTACAAGGTGCCAGAGACCGCCATCCGCCTCACCACTTCCTCGCTGCCCTCCACGCCCGCTGCCGCAGCCGCCTCCGGCTCACAGGTCGGTGCAGCCGCCGCCGAGGCATCGCAGGCCGCGATAGCACCCAGCGCAGGCCGCTCTGCCGATATTTCCGCCGAGCTTGCCAACCTCAACGGCGCGCAGGTGACTGCCGTGCTTTCGGTGCTGGAAAACCTACGCGCTGGCGAGATCACCCTTGACACCGCCAAGGAGTTCATGCTGTCCGCCGGCATGGCGCAGGAATCCGCCAACCGAGTCGCGCAGGCCGTCTCTGCTCTGCCGCCTGAGCCCTCCGCCACCACGCCCGCCGCCATGCAAGCGCACCTTGACGTGGCCAAGGGTCTCGCCCACCGCAACACCGCCGGCGTCCGCAAGCTCGGTAAAGAGGTCACCGAGCTCAGCATTTTCAACGACTTGCTCTCTGGTTTCACCGACGCAAACAAATGACGCCCCAACTCACGAAGATTGCCGAGTGCCTCAGCGAGTCCAACGCCCGCGAGATCAAGCTAGCTCGTTGTTTGGCTGAGTCGCTCAAGCGCATCCAGTCGCTTGAGTCCGCCGCCAAGACCAAGGACACCAAGGCCAAAGTCACCGAGCTCCGTTTTAACGCCGCGATGCGTGAATTGTCGGAGCATTACGCAAAACGCACCGCAGAAAACGAGGAGCTGATCCGCCAGATGGAGGAGGCGATCAAGGTTGATTTCCCCGGCCAGCTTGCCGCCCTCAAAGCCGAGTTTGCCACGCCCGCCGCGCAAGCCGCCGCCCCTCAATCTTTCAACCCTCGCGGAGCCTACGAGCCCGGCGAGAAATACAAGCCCTTCGATTACGTCTCCTCAAACGGGTCTTCCTACATCGCCCTTGTCGAGAACCCCACCCAGCCGCCCTCGAAAAAGTCAAAGCAGTGGATGCTGGTCGCCGCTCGTGGTGCGGGTGGTGGTGTCGATTCTGGTGGTGGTGTGACCGGCCTCGGCACCGCAGCGTATCGTAACATCGGACAAAGTGCTGGAAACGTGCTTGAATTGACTGGCAATGGCGAAACTTCGCTTGGCAACAATGGCGGCGCGGAGGGCGTATTAAGAATATACGACAACGTGCTTGAAGATTATTCTGCCGTTCGCTCGGTAAACGGCACCCTCACGATAAACACAAATCCCCTCGCCTTCCTATCCCAAGTCGGCGACCGCTACCTGACCAGCTCGACCACCTCGAACACGATTAGCAACGGAGCCAAAACTTTTACCGTCGGCACGGGCCTCGCCTACTCGCCGACGCAGGACGTCACCATCGTCTTCAATGCGAGCAACCATATGCACGCAGCGGTCACAAGCTACAACTCGGCGACGGGTGCGTTAGTGGTGGACGTAAACCAGCACACAGGCAGCGGCACTTACGCAGTCTGGACCGTAAACGTCGGAGGCATTGGTGCGGGCGCGATCCCAAGCGGCGGCACGACGGGTCAGGTGTTGGCGAAACTTTCCAACACCAACTACGACGACGCTTGGGTGACTCCCACCGCCGCCACCACGACCACGGCTGGCACGGTGCCAGGCATAGGCACAGCCGACACGGCAACAACAAACGCCCTTACCGTTGCTGATTATCTTTTAGTTCCCCCAGCGATTATGGCTTGGGAGCGTGTAACGGCTGCAGTTACTGGCAGTGGAACAAGTGAAGGTAATTCTGGCATTTATTACGGTGTTGGAACAGGTGTCACGGCTTCTTCAACTTCGCGCGTTGATTCAAACACAAGCTCAGGAGACCCGTGGTATTTTGGCAACTATAACGCTGGAAACTTCGGCGCGACCGACCGCTACATAATCAACGGGATATTCTTACGAATCTCCAGCACCTCTACGGGAGTCTGGCGGTTCGGTATCGGCAAAACTCACGCTGGTGCGGTCGGGCAATGGACCGAGGCCGGATTCGGATTTGTATGCAAAAACCTCCGACTGTGGAGCTTTACGCACAACGGAACTACCTACACGGAAAACGACACCGGGGTGGATATTCCGAGCGGAGAAATACCAATGCAGTTTTGCATACTACGCACCTCAACTTCGCATTTGTTTTACCTTAATCGAACCCTCGTTGCAACCCACACCGCAACAGGGTATGCTAACGGCAGATTTATCCGTATTGAGGCTGAAAACGGAGCAAACTCAGCGGCGCAGCGGATGCGTATTTCACCTGTCACTTTAAGATTCCTATGATAACCGCCCTTGACATTGCTGATGCCCTGAACCTTACCGGAGTTACCCTTACCGTTGAGGGAGGACGCGCTAGCATCACTGCCAACGAGACGGTTACCGAGGCTATGCAATCTCGCGTGCGGGCTTGGTATGCTGCGGGTGAAGTTTCCAGCCTTATCAGCCTTGACGCTGACCTAGTGCTGTCCCGCTTCACCGCCGCCGAAAAAGAAGCCCTTTTCACCGCTCGTCGCACGATCTGGCAGGTAGATTATTTTCTGACCCGCGCAGCTACCACGGGCATCATCTCAACCGCCGATGCCGATCTGCCCGCCGCGCAGGCAATGTTTGCCCAGCTTGGGATTATCGCTGCCGACCGCTGGACCGACCTCCTTGCACCATGAACCGCGACGAACGAGACGCCATCCAGTTCCTGCTTTCCGTCGTTGTCATCGGCGTCGGGGTGATGGCCGGCATCTGCACGCTGTTTTTCCACTTACTTACATGAACCCCACCGTCGCCCTCCTCGCTTTGCTCGCGCTGACCGGATGCTCAACCTCACGCGCCCCCGCTCTGCGGCCTGCTGTGGTTTCTGCGCCCGTTGTGGCGAGCCAGGAGGGCAAGGACCGCACCGTGCTCTCGGAGGCCGCGCAGATCGACGTCATCGCCCCCGCAGCCAAACCCCACACCGACGCCCAACGCGCTGCGGTTGCGGCTGCGCCAGCGGCAGACGTATCCCGGCTGGTCAAGGCACTTGAGGCCGAGGCGGCGCAGCTCCTTAAAGAAATTGCTACCCTCACCAAAGAGCGCGACGAGGCCCGCAACCAGACAGACCGCACCATCATCATCGGTGGCTACGCCCTCGCGGCGCTGCTTGTCGCTGGTGGAGTTGCCACCTTCTTCCTGATGGCCCAGCTCGCTTTCCTTGGGCCGCGCATCGGCTACGCGCTGATCGGCGCCGGCGGCTCGGTCTTCGTCATGCTGCAATGCTACCAGTGGACTAAGGCCCACCCGTGGGTGACTGGTGCCACGCTCCTTTTTCTCGTCGCTGCCGGTGCCTTCGCCGCAGCCAACCAAGTCCACGCCAAAGAGTCCGCCACATGACCACCATCAAAACCATCATCGCGGAGCTTCTTGGCGACCGCGCCGTGCAGCTTGGCACCGGCACCAGCTCGCTGAGCCTATTCGGTGCGTCGCAGCTCACTGCGCCTCCGGTGTGGATCGGGCAGGCGACTACCTACATCGGCCTTTATGCTGCGGTGGTTGGTGGGCTATCGGCGACCGCCACTCTGGTTTACGTCATCCTCAAGATCCGCCGCATCGTGAAGAGCCCAGTAGTGGTGGAGAACGATTAAAAACCCATGAAATCCAAACCGCGTCGGTTCGTAGTTGCCTCAGATAACCACGGCGACATGGCCGACGCCACCGCGACCGAGGCGCTGTTCGCATTCATTGAGGACTACAAGCCCGAGATCCGAATCCATGCCGGCGACAACTGGGATTTTCGCAACCTGCGCAAAGGCGCGAGCGACGACGAGAAAGCCGCCAGCCTAGAGGATGACTGGGATTGGGGTGCGCGTTTCCTTGAGCGGTTCTTCAAGGGCGGAACGACCAAGGTTTTTCTTCGCGGCAATCACGACGAGCGCCTCTGGGATTTCCGCGAGTCAGCCACCGGCCTCTTGCGCGACTACGCTGCCGATGGCATCAAGCGGGTCGAGGGCATGATGAAGCGCCTAGGCGCAACCATGCTGCCCTACGATGCGGAGCTCGGCATCTACGAGCTCGGCAAACTGACCGTGATCCACGGCTACCATTGCGGTGTTGGTGCGGCCCGCGCTCACGCCAACATCTACGGCAACACGATCTTTGGCCACGTGCATACCATCGAGTCCGCGCCAGTTGCCAGCCGCGAGCCAGCCGAGGCCCGCTCTATCGGGTGCCTCTGCCGCCGCGACATGGGTTACATTAACCGCAAGACTGCCAAGCTCCGATGGGCGCAGGGCTGGGCCTACGGTGTGCTGTTCGACGACGGCACCTACCAGCTTTTCCAGACCCGCAACATTGGAGGACGATTCTATGCCGCTACCGAAATCAAAAGCTACTAAACATGACAGCTGGGCTGCGTTGTTTGCCGCCGAGATCCGGCGCAAAGAGACTGCGTTTCCACCTGACTCCCTGACGATCGAGCAGATAATGGAATTGCGTAAAAGCGCAGACGTTTCCTGTTCGCGCACCCAAACTCAACAGTTTTTGGCTAATGAAATGAAAGCCGGGAGAATAAAGATTCTCAAGGGAGTTGCTCTAAACGGAAACAAACTCCAAGCCACCGCCCGCTACATCATCGCCTCCTGATGCGCATCGAGATCACAGTCGAGACGCGAAGCGGCGAGACTGGCAGCGAGCGCAATTACGTGTATGCCTGTGAGCTGCCCGATAAAACTACATTTGAAACTATCGAGGCCCACGTCTCCAACGTCGCCCGGCTGCTTGACCGCCAGGCGAGCGAGGCGCTGGATGAGGACGACGACGACGAGGACGAGTGGAAGGCTACGGCGTAGCAGG